AAATAGAAAATTAAGTCAGAAAAGAAAACAACATCAAAGTTTAAAATTGTTCCTAAATGTGTTGTAGGCGATAGAACAACATTAGGTCATAGTGCATTAGGATTTTTATTACCTTGTTGTTGGTGTGATTATAAAGCATTTAGTTTAACACACAAATTAACACCTGAACACGAAGCATTATATAGTGAACATTTACATTTAGATAATGTAAAAGATATTAAAGAAATATAAAAATCAAAAGAATGGAAAGCATTTTGGGATAAAATATTTGATGACCCTAATGCTGCGCCTGAGCCTTGTAAATCAAAATGTGGAGTTAAAGAAGGTGAAGAAACTAGAAACTGGCAAGAAAATATAGAATATCATTATGACAAACCTGGACATCCAGTCATTAAAAAAGATAACAACAGTGGATATGTAGGATCATAAATAACAATATGAGTTATACATCAAAAGTAATATATACTAGACCTAATGCTGAAACGTCATTGTTTACGCCATCAGCAGAATTTACAGCTTTAATAGATACATACTTTGACGCAGGAAAGATTACTTCAAAACCTGTTAATGTTGAAGATGGATTAACAAATACATATACAACTGTCTTTAGAGATTTAGATGCTTTCAACGAATTTAAAGCTGAACAAGTACACAAAGATAATTTTATTGTTAGAGAAAATCATTGTTCTGTTAATTCTATTTCGTATTCTTTAGAGAATGCATAGGTAACGGTATATCATTTTTAGTTGCTGATACATTCTGAATACATAAAGGGTTTGTAGGATTACAAGTTTCATACATATCAGGTAACACACGATAACCTAAAGAAGTAGGTAATTGTTTTGTTAATCTTTCAATAGCATTTCTTTTTCTTTTATCTTGTACTGAAAAAAAACAATCATAACCTCTTTCCATTGCCCATTGTGTGTGATAGGGTATGATATATTGTAGTGCAGGTTTTAAAGGATTAGCAATTGATTTTGTCATAAAGTTTTGTCTATAAGTTTCTTTAGTAAACAATCTATCTGCAACTCTTACTAAATTGTTTCCATAATCATAGATACCAGCAAAACTAATTACTTCTTTACCTATCATTAATTTTGTAAATATAAGATATTTGTTCCAACGCTTTTTCATCTTATCTACATCATAATTTATAGCATTAGGATGATTTGACTTTGAAGCCATCTCACATAACTCAATCATTTCATCAATGTATGTTATCTCTTGTACAGTGCAATTTTCCATAAGTGTCTTTTGACACCACCATTTTCTCTTTTATGATTAGTGGCCTTATTATTATAAATTACTAATTGACCTTTTTTCCATTTATGTCTGTGTATTCTTTTTGGGTCATAAAGTTTTTCTTTTACCATTTTCATTTCAGGTAAATTATTATAAGCCTCACAATAATACAAATATACTCCACGACTATCACCTTGTACTAACTCGTGCTGTATATGTCTATATTTACGTCTAAACCACCTTCTTTCAACTTCGTTTCTAAAATGATAACCATATTGTTTATCGTGTATAAATCTATCCATATTAAATTTAACAATATCATCTTTATGGTCTCTGTAATAATCAGGTATATCTTCAAGTATTCTACTGTCAACAAATAACGTGTCGCCAGCAGTATCGTCAATATCTACTGAATATAAAGCAACATACTCGGGTGGATTTTGAGAATAACCTTTATCTATGTGCCATTCTAATTCTGTATTACCTTTTAAATTTTCTTTTGCTAATGCTCTTTCATCACTTACAATATTAACAAACATTTGATCCATAGGATCCTGTGGTGATGGTTTAAAAAATGTTTCTAAAAAATTCCAAATTTCTACTTGACTGCAAGGAGTGTTTTCAATAACTGTTAAATCTACATCATTTTGTAATAAATCAAATACGCTTCTACTTTTCCAATCTAGGTGATTGTGTTTCATCTATACCTCCATAATATTCAAAAAATGGTTCTATCTGGTAATCATCTGTTATTATACCACGTCTTTTACTTTTTGTCAATGGTAGACCATCATCATCTATTGTCCAATCTGTCACTTTACCACCCATTTTACCAATTTCTGTTTCAAAATAAACCATACAAGTATTAGATTCTTTAATACCATCTATCATAAAATTTGGTATTATTTTTTCATTTGTAAATCTACCAAACTCTTTTTTAATAATTCTAATTAACTCGTCTATACTAAATGAATAGGTATCTAAAAAATTTCCCATTTTAGCCACAGATTTTATTCTTATTGTTAACGGAAAACTAATTCCTATTTTTCTATTATACTTTTTACATAATTTTATAATATGATTAATCAAAGGATTTATAATATGTAAATTAGTAGGATCAACAATGATGTTTATGTGTGGTACAATTTTATGTTTTATACAATATTCTAATGCTCTAGTTTTTAGTTTGGCATATTTACCATTATCAAATCTTTTATATACTTCATTATCTAATCCACCGTTCATACTTAATCCTAACCAATTTAATCCAGCTTTTTTTAAATCAATTACATATTGTTCTTGGCCTAACTTTAATCCATTAGTTAATATTTGAGGTCTATGTTTATATTTTTTTGCTATCTTTATCATTTCAAATAAACCATCGTTCATTGTAGGTTCTGCACCTATAAATCTTATATCTGTTCTTTTAGGTAATTTACTAATTGCATCTTCAAATTTTTTAACATCTACGTCAGGGAATTTAGGATTATTGAGCATATCGCCAAGATAACAATTGGCGCATAACATATTACATTTATATGTTGTTTGAACAGCTAATATGGGAAATATATTTTCTTCAGGTTTCATTTTACAAATAATTTTTCATTAACAATTTCACTAATAGATTTACCAAAGTATTTATTCTTTGAATAAGTATCGTTATTTTTATCATAATCTAACCAAGGTGTCATACCAATTACAACATTTATTCTAGGTTCTTTTGTTTTTACCTTTTCTATTATTGTTGGTCTATGAGGCATAGACGTATTCCATAAATATGCTTTACCCAATTCTAAATTATATGATTTATTTTTTGTTTCAATTACATATTCATTACTAGTTTGTAAAGGTATATTGACTCTTAATAGTTGACAAGTGGGTTCATCAATATGCCATCCTCTGTCATTAGGTTCCTCTCCATAACCAAAAATATAAGCAACTCTACTTCTGGATATATGAAAGTTAAATTTATCTAAAAAGAAACCTAAATGTTCTTGTATAATTTCATCTCTTTTTCTAAATCCAAAAGTATCATAGTAAGTATCTTTTATTTGAGTATGATCTCCTAGTCCTAATCTTCCACCATAATATTGATGTAATAAATCTGATCCCCAAACTTGGTTATATCTATTTGCTGATTTATCTAAAAAATTAGGATTATATGATAATCCAAACCCTTTATAGTGTTGAGGTCTAGTTTTACCTCTCCAGGAGTGTAATCCTACTTTGGACTCTATTTTCTTTACACCATTTAAAATTTGTTCAACACTTGGCAATCCAAGGTCTTTTAAATCATACTCAATCCATTCAAAATCTTTTTGTTCAGTATCTTCATTTTTAAAGTATTCTTTAACATCATTATCTAACATACATATATTTATTTGAAATATATATAAGAGTTTTTGTATAAATATATGAAAAGGAGTGAACAAATTATGGTTACAATAGATGGAAAAGAATATGATGAATCAAAGTTTAGTGATAAACTAAAGAATTATATCATAGCTAGACAAGAGATTCAAAACAATAAGACAAGATTGAATATGGAACTTGAAAAAATAGATGTTCTAACAGAATATTACAACACAAAAATTAAAAAAGAACTAGGAATTGAATAATGGCAGCTGTAGCTAACCTATCAATAGATCAAGGTGCAACTTTCACCTCTGATGTTACGATTAAAGATATAAACGGAAACACATTTAATTTGACGGGTTACACACCTAGAGCTAAAATGGCTTTAGGCTACGCTTCTACAAGAACAAGGGTTACTATGACAACAACAGTAGCCTCAGATGCCACATCAGGAATAGTTACTTTATCACTTACAGATACACAAACCTCATCATTAGACGATGCCAGGTATGTATATGACGTTGAAATTGTTAATGATTCGTCAGGTGCTGTAACTAGAGTTATTGAAGGTATTATCACTGTTAGACCAAATGTTACGACTTAATTAATATAAATATAAAGAAAAAGAGGGATATTAATGGCTAACATTACTGCTAAAATTAACTCGCCTACATCACAGGGTCCTCAACAAGTATCGGTTACAATACCGTCAGGATCTGCAGTTGCTAACAGTTCGTTACAACTAAAGTTATTAGGTGACGTTGATACAACAACTAATGGTCTAAATGATGGTGCATTGTTACAATATCAATCATCAACACAAAAATTTGTAACAAGAAACGAAATTGAAACAACTACTGGAACTCTTACGTTTAACGGAGGCAACTATTAATGGCAACGATACTACAGATTAAAAGGTCCAGTGCAGTTGGAACTCCAAGTACACTTAAACTTGGGGAACAAGCATATTCATATGGAACTGGTACACATAACAATTTAGGTGATAGATTATTCATAGGTACAGGTGGCGTAGATGGAAACGGTGATGCACTTTCAATTGATACAATTGGTGGTAAATATTTTACAGCTTTATTAGAGGGTTTTGTTCCTGGTACATTAACAGCAAGTAAAGCACTTATTGTTGATGCAAACAAAGCATTAGATGAAGTTGTTATTGGTAATGAAGCAGCAACTGCTGGTCGTTTAAAAA